CGAAACAGACTTTTTCTTGTCGGCCATTGCGTTAACTGCCCATCCAAGAATTGGCAACTCCGCCGGGAGAATATCCGCCGCTGCGTTTTTTGTCAACGCGCCCTTCTCTGTGCGCCACTGGGAACGCGAACGTCACCGCGATGGCGTCGGCAGCGTCGGGTGACGCCAGCCCGCGGGCCTTCATATCCTTCTTGGACTCAAGGAACAGCGTCCCCTTGCTGTCCGGCTTCGTCTTCGGCCCGATCAGGTCGGATTTCAGGAAGCGGTCGTTCGGCACGCTGGCTGTCTTGAGCCACTCGCGCATGGCGCCCCACATCTCAGCCCGCTTGTTGCCGTACATAAGCTGCTTCTGCGCCTTGTTGCCGAAGTTGACGCCGCGCACCTTGTACCGCTGCTCCTTCAGCCGATCCACCACGCCTGCACCTAGGCCGCCCTCGTCGATGACGGTCAGCGCAGGCTTGTATTCCTCAATGGCTTCGATGACGTGGCCGACCACCTCCATCGTGTCAGCGCCGCGCAGACGCTTGATGGCGACTATATCGCGTCCCTGCCGCACCGCGATGACGGTGGCATCCGATCCGAACCGCGCCGGATCAACGCCGATGGTAATCGGTGCCGACTCGTCCTTTAGCCTAGGCCGCTTCATGGCGTCGTCTACCAGATTGACCGGAATGAACTGGTCGTCGCCTTCTGACGGGAACTGACCGTAGACCTCGACGTTGGCCTGGTAGCTGTCTGCGCCATACTCGTCGATGATGCGCTGGTACAGGTTCTTGTCGGTTCCCTCGACCTCGCGCGCGTCGATGTTGCGCGTGCGCCAGAACGCCCGCTTGCTGTTGAACGTCTCGTAGAAGTAGCCGGTGTTGCGTCGCGGGTTAGAGAACGCGACGTGAAAGCGGTGCGGCGTGTTCTCTGTAAAGAAGCCGTCCGACACCGACCAGATGCTGTCGGGGATACCGCTGGCCTCGTCGAAGATCAGCATTACGCCGTCCCAGTTGTGAACCCCGGCGTAGGCGTCCGGGTTCTCCTCCGACCACAGCCGGCCCTCGACGGCCCAATAGCGCGTGCCTTTCTTCAGGTCGCGCTCGACCAGTTCCGTGATCCACTTGGCCGGCATGATGCGTGTGGCGGCGATCTCGAACCAGTGGCTGTTCATGGCCATCGCCAGCCATTTGGTAATCTCGGCCCAGGTCACCGACCGTAGCTGCGCTTCCGAGTTAGCCGACACAATGGTCGTGCTGCCGATGCGCGTGGACAGCATCCAATGCACCAGCCAACTGACCAGCGCCGACTTGCCAATCCCGCGGCCCGACGCCACCGCCTTGCGGAAGGTGTCGTAGTCCACCTTGCCGCCGTTGTCCTTGATGTGGTCGCGGATGTCGGCCAGCACCGCACGCTGCCATTTGCGCGGCCCTTGGAAGTTTTCCAGCGGCGTACCCGGCTCACCCCACGGGTAGGTCAGCAGCACGAACGCCAGCGGGTCATCCTTGATAGCCGGCGACCACAGCCGGCTCATCAGAGCCATCTCGTCTTGCGCTGAGTAGATTGGCTGCTGCACTGTTGTTGTCCTCTATGCGGGGCAGTACGGTGTACAGCCCTTCTATGACGCGGCTCTGCGCCTTTTCCAGCGCCGCGGTGATGCTGATCTGCTGGTCGATGTTTACGTCGATCTGCTGCTTGGCCACCCAGCCGTGGTTGTGCTTGAGGATGTCCAGCGCCGCCCTGGCGTCGCCTGACGCCGCGGCGTTGTACATCGTCTTGGCGGCAGACAGTTCGCCATCAGCGCGGCCTTTCATTTCGGCGATCTCGACCAGCGCATCAAACTCAGCCAAGCGCCGGAACTGCGCGGGGGTGAGGCCAGCGGCCAACGCCAAACTGTCGCCTTTCAGGCCATAGCGCGCGGCTTCGTAGATCGCTTCCAGACGCGCCTCGGTGGCTTCTGGGCGTTCGGGTGCGAACGGCAGGGAATAAAAGGTCATGGTGCCATAATAGATGACGCGGGGTGCGCGGGCAAGGCTGCACTAAACTGTGTTGCTATTTTATAAAAAAATAAAAATTGTTTGCGGACGGTGCCCGTGACAGTCACCGGCGCGCCGGCCCCCACCCCCCCACCCGCACGCGCGGGCAGACGCGCACACGCGCAGGCGCACGCGCAGGCGCGCGGCCATATGCCGATCTGCGATCCGGCGCCCGGCGATTTTCCACATGCTGATCTGCGATCCGGCGCCCGACCATATGCTGATCGATTGGCGGTTTAGGCAGTGACAATCCAATCGCCTGGCGCGCCAGCTTGATCGGCAGATCGGCAGATCGGCAGATCGGCAGATCGGCAGATCGGCAGACATGGGCGATTTAGGCAAAGCGCAAACCAGAGGGGCAACATGAACGGCTTTGCGTGACAATTGCGCCCAAGTGGCGAACCTGGCGCCCAAACAGGCGGTTTTTGGGTCAAATAGGCGGTTTAGGCTATGGGGTTTTAATCGCACTCAGAACGGATGGTGGCGTGGGGCCACCGCGCGCCAGCGTCACAGCGTATTAGCTATATACTACACATATATTTAATTATCAGGAAACTATAATCCATAGCCTAAATAGCCTAAGAGTCGCATATCCCCTTGATATCGCGAGCGCATTCATCCCTAAATCTTAGGCGCTTTGCATCCCTCCCATGACAATCCATCGCCTAAATAGCCAATCGCTCGCTATGGTCAAAAAATATGTTGCACAGCCTGATAGGGATGATATGAGGGCGCATCAACAACGAAGGGAAACGCAAATGCAAATGTGCAAAGTGATCGCCGGCCACGTAGTTTCACGCAACGCTGTTACTGGTATGTGGCGCGCATGGCCCACAAACAAGGCTACCGGCTCTGTCTATGCCGACACGTATCGCGGCATTCTTGCGATGATCCGCGCGTCAAACGCAAGCGTGGAGGCCTAAGCCATGCCAAATCGCGTCATGCGCCTTAACAGCAATCCGGACGCACGAGGATTTATCGTGCGCGTTTTAGAGGAAGTGAGCCGGGATGTGTTCGGCAATATCAAGTTTCAGATTATTGCTTTGGAATCCGCCAGCACGCGCAAATCGGCGGATAAGGTATATGATCGTTTGCGCGCCACTTACGTTACGGGAGCCTAAGCCATGAAAGATGCAATCGCCATGCTGGCGCTTTTCGCCTGCCTTGCCATTCTCGCTATCATCTAAACGAAGGGAAACGATACCATGACGACCACCTACAACATCCGGGCGCTGTATCGCGCCGCCATTCGCGCCGATAACGATTGGCAAGCTGCCTTGGATCGCGCCGGCATTAGTCGCGGGTCAGAAGGTTCCGGCAAGGGATATTTCGCGGAATTATTCGCGGCCAAGGTCGCCGCATATGATGCCTTCCGCACCGCCGCCTTCCCACACGCCAGCCGCTAAACAATATGCAGTCATAACGTCGAAACGCGCACCCCGTGCGCGTCACTGCCGGGCGGCTCCCGACAGTCTGATGAGACAAGCCGATACACGAAGGGACACGACAACATGACGACCACGGAATATAACGGCTGGACGAACTACGCCACTTGGCGCGTCAACCTCGAAATGTTTGATGGTGCCGACTACGCCAGCGACAACGACTTAGACGCTTACGATTTGGGGCAGATGCTGCGCGGCGTGGCGGAAGATTTGCTGTCAGAGCAGGGTTCCGAGATGGTGCTGGATTATGCGCTGGCGTTCATCAATGATGTGAACTGGTACGAAATCGCGCAGCATCAGATTGCAGACTACCGCGACGGGGAGTCAGCGGAATGACAGCGCAACAAATAGCCGCAAACGCTATCGCCACGCATGGCGCCATTGAGGCCGCGCGCCTCTACCGCGCGTCCGAGGCCGCCCATTACAGCGAGGCGCAATGGTGCGACACCGCCAGCGATGAACGCCGCAAGCTGCAGCTTGCAGAGAGTTATGGGCGCATTGCAGACATTATTGAGCAACAGACAAAGGGAGCTTGAACCATGAAACTGAATGATCGAAACTACCTTCGCACCCTGCCCACGCTGGCATTGCTAGATGCGGCCAAACATGACAGCGAACTATCCCTTGTGCTGGCCGAACGGCTGACAGAGGCCCAGGCCGACATTGCCAAGCTGTGGCGCCAGTATGACGCCATGATGGCTGCCCGTGATGATGACATTTAGCATGGTCGGGCTTTTGATCGCGCTGGCGCTGTTGGCGCTGGCCTTACTGATAGAGGATGACAGATGAACAACGCAACATCACCGCGCCTAGAGCGCGACATACTGCAGGACGCCGCTGCGGCCCTTGCAGAGCATGACCGGCTCTACAGCGCCACCCGCGCCTTAGACGCGCGCATTGCGGCCCTATGTGCCGAATACGGGGTTGCTACCCGGCGCTTGGGTTATGCACCGCACCATCTGCGCCAGACGTGCACCGCGCAGGGGCTGCTATCATGAACCGCCGTCCGATCATTCATGAACGCCGATTTTTTTGGTTGTACGATGACGGGCGCCGGGTGCCGATCGTCGCGAATGAACGGATCCGGGCGCACCTGTCGCAAGTCGCATCTGTAGAGGCGCGCATGGCCAAGGAAGAGGCACCTAAGGGCCGCACAAACCATCCGCCACGCCCGCCAGGCACCGCGCCCACCCTGCCCGCAATCGGACACCCTCACGACAGCCTGACACTGGGGGAGCTTGCCCACATGTACGGCTGGGGGAGCGTGTACCGTTTCAGCGAGGCCCTACGCAAACACCGCCGGCCTATCTATGAACAGGCGCGGGCCAACGGTAACGCCAGGTCAGCCGCCAACCTTAACCGGGAGCAGCAGCCATGAGTAGCTCAAGCGCATCGCTACCCCGCCACTATTACGTGTGGGTTGATCAGTCGTTCATCCGCGAGGAAGGCGCCGGATATGAACCGGCTGTCTGGTTTGGCCTGCACAGCCACCCAAGCCGGGCGTGGGGCTGTCACGTCATGCTGGAGTGCGGCGCCTTCTATCGCGGTTTGCCGCCCAATGCGCTGGCATTCAGCGCCCAGCCAGCCTGCACCGATTGGACGCTAAAACAGGCGCAAATCTGGGACTGCTACGGGCGCGACTTCGCGCTGTTGATCTATGATTATCTGGACGGATTGCGCGTCAGCATCAAGAGCGGCGAGACGGGCGAGTATCTGTTTACCGCGGTGCCGCAAGGCGATGCGTTCACGCACGACCCGTCACAGGGCAAGGAGTTTATGTTCATCCGCACCACGGGCGACAGGCTGACCATCGTGCCGACGAACAATCTGCTGTTTGAGGAACGGTCATTTACCGTCGATCAGGGCTGGCCACGGCTCAAGAAGTCCACCGAAGTTTGGTCATGCGAATGACCATTGCAGCACAAAGTTTGACGTGCCATACAACCCACCCAAACAAAGGACAGTGAACGATGCAACACAGTAAGATTGTTGGCGGGTCAACCGCCAAACGCGTCATCGCCTGCCCAGGCAGCGTGGCGCTGGTGGACAGAATGCCGCCCAGCCCCAGCAGCAGCTACGCCAATGAGGGGACGCTCCTGCACGACACAATCGCGGACGTGCTGGACAAGCACTGCCCGCCGGAAACCTATCTGGGGCGTACCCATGAGGGCATAGTGCTGGATGAAGACCTGATCGAGCGCAAGCTGCGCCCGGCGCTGGCCGCGCTGGATCAGATCGACCCCGAAGGGAGGATGGAGTATGCTGTCGAAAGCCGGGTGGGGTTTGGTGATTATCTGCCTGATGTTTTTGGTAGTACTGATTTTCTGGGCCGCCTTGGCAATCGCGCTGTCGTGCTGGATTGGAAGTTCGGCGATGGAATTCCTGTCGGCGCGGAGGAAAACGCGCAATTGCTCTTTTATGCCGCCGCCGCGATGCGGACGCCCGAAACGAAGTGGGTGTTCGAGGGCGTGGAGGAGGTTGAACTGATCATTGTGCAGCCGCCCAGCGTTAAGCGGTGGGTGACCACGGTCGAACGGATCAAGGCGTTCGAGGCTGACCTGAAGGCGGCTGTGACGCGCGCGTTGAAACCTGACGCACCGCTGAAGGCCGGCGACCACTGCAAATGGTGCACCGCCAAGCCTGTCTGCCCGGTGATGACCGGCGCTGTAGACCGTCTGCTGGCGACCAAGCTGGACGCGCTGCCGGTGGATCAGATCGCGCATTATCTGGATCAGGTGCCGCTGGTGGAAGATTTCATCTCTGGCTTGCAGGCGCTGGCCTTGCAGATGCTCAGTGAGGGCAAGCCGGTGGGTGATTGGAAGCTGGTGCCGAAGCGCGCGACCCGCCAGTGGACGAACGAAACTGATGCGTACCGTATGCTGCAAAAGCATTTTGATGTTGAAGAGACGTTCACGTCAAAAATCATTTCGCCGGCGGTGGCTGAAAAGATGCTGAAGAAATTGAAGATCGAATTGCCGGCTGACCTGGTGGTCGCCGTCTCCAGTGGTAGCACTCTGGCACCGGGGAATGACCCCCGGCCCGCAGTGTTGCAAATCGGCCACACGTTGAAAAAAGCGATGGCCAAAATCCAGTAAGGAAAGGTACGACAATGAACGAAGTTACCAAGTTTGGCGGCTCCAATCTGCCGTCTGTGAAGTCCCTTGCAGCCGCGCTGCGGTCTGTCTCTGGCCCCAGTAACATGGTGATAATTAAATGCGATAAGACAGGCCATTGGGTGTTCGGCGCCGAGTCGCTCGAAATTGAAGATGACAGCTTGTGGGCCGTCAATCCGTTCAGCTTCGTCCACGGCTACATCGCCTGGGGAGAGGGTGAAGTGCTTGCTGAAAAGATGGTGAGCGTGAACGAACCGTTGCCAGAAATTGGCCCTGCCCCTGCTGGCGCTGAAAAGGGCTGGGAAGTGCAAGTTGGTATGACGCTGGCCTGCACGAATGGGCATGATGAAGGTCTACAAGCGCGCTACAGTGCGACCAGCGTCGGCGGCAAGCGCGCCGTCAATGCGTTGGGCATGGCTATCGCTGAACAGGTGGACAAGGATCAGACCAAGCCTGTACCGGTAGTGAGCTTGAAGAGCCAACATTACATGCACAAGAAATATGGTAAAATCTATGCGCCGATCTTCGACATTGTGAAGTGGGTTAGCATGGACGCAACTTCGGCGGAGGAAGACGCCGAGGCAGCGGAAGCCCCGGCTGAAGACGCACCGCGCCGTCGGCGCCGTTCGTAAACTGGGCAGCGAACGCCGGGGCGGGTTGGGCCGCCCCGGCTAGTAGCGGATGAAGTGAGGCATCCAAATGAAATTTACAGGTGTGTCCGGCGTTATCAGCGCCGCCCACTACAGCCGCGACGGTGTTTTGCACGGCCATACGTGGCAAGTCGTGGTGTGGTGGCAAGCAGACAGCTATGTGATGAGCGCGGATGGTCGCAAACAATCGCTTGCTGACTATCTTCAAAAGTTTGACCATTCGGTTCTGACGGAACAACTGTCGTGGGGCGAAGATTTGGCCGAACGGATCGGGCTGGATATGCGCGCCGCTGCGGTTGACATCAGCCGCCCGCTGGAAGGCTTTTACGCGAAGTGGGTTCGGGAATGATCCACTATCATGGAGGCCCGATCACGCCTGACACCTGCGCGATCAAAGTGTGGACTGCGCGCCATGCCTTTGTGTCGTTTGCTGCCACGCAGCAGATGAACTTGGCCGCCGAAATTTGCCAATCGTTTGCGCTGGACAACGGCGCGTTCACGTTCTGGAAGCAAGGCGGCGGTGTGCATTGGCCAGACTATTACGCATGGGTCGGCTATTGGCGTAACCATCCAGGCTTTGACTTTGCGGTTGTGCCTGATGTGATCGAAGGCAGCGAAGAGGAGAACGACCAGCTTGCCGCTGAGTGGCCTTTCCCACGCCATCAAGGCGCCGTGGTCTGGCACATCAACGAAAGCATCGAACGTCTGCGCCGTCTGTCGCGCGAGTGGCCGCGTGTGTGCATAGGGTCGAGCGGTGAGTGGGACGTGTCCACGCCGCGGCGGTTCTTGGGCCGCGCTACGCAGGCCATCGGCGCCATATGCGACGACGATAACCGCCCCGTGTGCAAGTTGCATGGGCTGCGGATGTTGAACCCGGCGATCTTTTCTAAGTTGCCGCTGTCCAGCGCGGACAGCACCAACGTGGCCCGCAACATTGGCATCGACAGTTCTTGGAAAGGCACATACCAGCCGCGCAGCAAGGAAACCCGCGCCGTCATCCTGACCGAGCGCATTGAGTCCTTCAACTCAGCGGGGGAATTGTCATGAGCATCCTATGGCTCGATTTCGAGACGCGCAGCCGCTGTGATCTGCCGGCCAAGGGCGTCTACAACTACGCGCAGGACGCCAGCACCGACGTGCTGTGTATGTCCTACGCCTTCGATGATGATGACGTGCGGACGTGGACGCCTGACCAGCCGTTTCCCGCTGACGTGCGCCACCACACCGGCCAGATCAGGGCGCACAACGCCGCGTTCGAGCGTCTGGTATTCTGGTACGTCCTACAGATCGACTACGCGCTGGAGCAGTTCTACTGCACCGCAGCACAAGCCCGCGTCAACTGCGCGCCGGGCAGCTTGGAGGATGTGGGCCGGTTCGCTGGCGCGTCCATGAAAAAAGATCACCGCGGCGCGCAACTGATCAGGCTGCTGTCGATCCCGCAGGCGGACGGCACCTTCCGCGACGACCCCGGCCTGATGGCCGAGATGGTCGCCTACTGCGAACAGGACGTGCGCGCCATGCGGGCCATCGCCCAGGCCCAGCGTGAACTGTCCGCTGATGAGTTGCGCGACTACCACACCAACGAGCGGATCAACGACCGCGGCGTGCTGCTGGATCGCCCGCTGGCGCTGGCCGCCGTGGGCTACGCCGACGCCGAGTCAACCGACATCCAGCAGACGGTTGAGGAGGCCACCGGCGGCGAGATCACGTCCGTCCGCAGCCCCAAGATGCGGGCGTGGGTGCTGGATCGCGTCGGGCCGGAGGCGCTCAAACTGGCGACGGTTTACAAGGACGGCGAACCCAAGCTATCCATCGACAAGAACGTCCGCTTCAACCTGTTGGCTCTGGCAGAGGAAAACCCTGATGAAGTACCGGCCATCGTCGCTGAAGTTATCCAATGTGCAGACGACCTATGGGCGTCGTCAGTTGCAAAGTTTGCGCGCGCGGCTGCGCTCTCAGACGATGAGGATCAACGAGTTAGAGGAGCGTTCGTATTCGCTGGAGGTAGTGCTACAGGCCGCGCTTCATCATTTGGACTTCAAGTTCATAATTTCCCACGACGATGTGCCGACGACCCTGCACTAACACGGCAGGCGATGGTGCGCGGTCACAAGATCGTGCCGCAGTTCGGACGCCGGATCACGGACGTGTTGAAGGGGATGCTGCGCCCGGCGCTGATGGCCCCTGAAGGCAAGCGGCTGGTGGTGGCCGATTGGGCCGCCATCGAGGCGCGGGTGACGCCCTGGGCGTCGAACACCAACAGCGGCGCCGAGAAGCTGGGCATCTTCGCGCGCGGCGAGGACGTGTATAAGCACAACGCCGCGGCGACCTTCCATGTCCGCTATGAGGATGTGGACAAAGACCAGCGCCAGATCGGCAAGGTGCAGGAGTTGGCTTGCGGCTTCGCCGGCGGCGTCGGTGCCTTCGCCAGCATGGGCCGCATCTACAACGTCGTCCTGACCGAGAGCGACAGCCGCAAGATGGTGGACGGCTGGCGTCGGGCGAACCCGTGGTCGGTCAACTACTGGACGGGGCTGGAGCGGGCGTACACCGGCGCCATGCGCCACCCAGGCCAAGAGATCAGCGCCGGGCGCGTGACCTATTTGTACGACAAGCAGCATCTTTGGTATGCCCTGCCGTCACGCCGTGTGCTATGCTACCCGTTCGCCCGCTTTGATGAGGAAGGCAATATCACCTACGCCAAAGCGGCGTGGAAGCCCGCCGCCGACGCAAAGGAATGGCCCCGCGCCCGCCTGTGGCGCGGTCTGGCCTGCGAAAACATCACACAGGCCATCGCCAACGATCTGCTGCGGCACGCGCTGCGGCGGTTGGAGGAAGAAGGGTTTGACGTAGTGCTGCACGTCCACGACGAAATCGTGCTGGAGACCGACGCCAGCACCGCCGAGGACGCCGCCGCCGCGCTGGTCAAGATCATGTGTACACCGCCGCTCTGGGCCGCTGGCCTGCCGCTGAACGCGGAAGTGGCTATCATGCAACGCTACGGGAAATAGGAGAACTGCGATGAGTGAGGATCGCATTAAATTCATCGAATACGTCAGCAAGCTGGCGTTCGAGACAGGCGAGACGGCGCTGCTGCTGAAGCAGAAGCCGACGCTGGTGAACGGCGAGATGATCTACCACGGCGATGGGGTGCCGAAGGCGACCTTCCCGTCGTTCCTGCCGGCCAAGGCCAACATCAAGCCGGGCGACGCATGGTATGTCAACACAGGGGCGTTCATCGTTGACCGCTTCGTGGATGGCAAGCCATCGGCCAAGTCCGAGAACGTCGAGTATGTCCTGTTCATGATGCTGGACGACATCGGCACCAAGTCCAAGACGCCGCCGCTGGCCCCGACGTGGATCATGGAAACGTCCGAAGGATCGTTCCAGTGGGGCTACGCCTTCAACGAGCAGCCGTCCAAGGCAGACTTCACCGCGGCCATCACCGCCATCGCTGACGCGGGCTACACTGACCCAGGCGCAACCAACGCCGTCCGCAACTGCCGCATCCCCGGCAGCGTCAACCTGAAGCGGGGCAGGGGCAACTTCGAGGCGCGGCTGGTCGAGTTCCACCCAGACCGCGAGTACACGCTGGACGACGTGTGCCAGGCGCTGGGCGTCGTGCCGCCCGAATCGGACACCGCCGAGATCCGAAGCATCAAGATACGCGACACCGGCCAAGACAACGTGCTGGCGTGGCTGTCGGACAACAGCATGGTGCTGTCGCGGGTCAACAACGAGGGCTGGTGCGGCGTCGTTTGCCCGAACCATGCCGAACATACAGACGGCAGCATCGAGGGCCGCTACAAGCCGCTGGATCGCTCCTACTGCTGCTATCACGGCCACTGCCAGCACCTGACCAGCACGACGTTCTTGCAGTGGGTGTCGGAGAACGGCGGGCCGACCGTGACGCCGGGGCTGCGGGACGAACTGATCGCCGAACGGATGCGGCTGATGGCTGAAAAAATCTCACCGACCGAAGCGTTCCCGGATCAGGCCGCGATCACCGTCAGGGAAGTCGAGCGCAAGGAAGCCGGGCGGCTGACCAAGACCGAGTGGTTTGACCGCTTCGCCTACGTGCAGTCCGACGACAGCTACTTCGACATGGTGACGCGCCAGGAAGTGCCGCGCCATGTCTTCAACGCACTGTTCCGCCACGTCGATTGCCGGTCGATCCACAACAACAAACGGCAAGTGGCTGCGTCGGTCTACTACGACGAACGCCGGCAGGAGTTTGGCGCCAAGGCGCTCACCGGCATCACCTACGCCGCCGGCGAGGACGTGCTGGTGGCGCGTGACGGGATGGTCTACGGCAACCGCTGGGTCAACGCCCGCCCCGACATGAGCGCCACGCTATACGTCAGTGACGCACAGATCACGCCGTGGCTGAATCACTGCCGCAGTCTGATTGAGGAGCCGTCCGAGCTTGATCATATTCTGAACGTAATGGCCTATAAAGTTCAGAATCCGAACATCAAGATCAACCACGCCGTGCTGCACGGCGGCGACGAAGGCAGCGGTAAGGACACGATGTGGGCGCCGTTCCTGTGGGCCATCGGCGGCAAGCACCAGCACAACCGGTCGATTATTGAGACGGGCGAGATCAACAGCCAGTGGGGATACAACCTGGAGGCTGAAGTTCTGATCCTGAACGAACTGCGCGAACCGGAGGCGAAGGAGCGCCGGGCGCTGGCCAACAAGCTCAAGCCGATCATCGCCGCGCCGCCAGAGACGCTGGTCATCAACCGCAAGGGCCTGCACCCCTACGAGATGCTGAACCGGGTTCAGGTGGTGGCGTTCACAAACGACCCGCTGCCGATCACGCTGCCGACGCAGGATCGCCGCTGGTTCTGCGTGTGGTCACGCGCACCGCGGATGACCAAGCCAGAGGCCGACGCGCTGTGGGATTGGTACAAGGCCGGCGGCTATGAGAAGATCGCAGCTTGGCTGCACTTGCGCGATGTGTCGGCGTTCGGCGCTGCCGCGGCGCCGCCGGTGACCGAGTGGAAGCTGAACATGGTCGAACAGGGCATGAGTGTAGCCGAGAGCTACCTGGTCGATATGATGCGCCTGCGCGTCGGGCCGTTCTCGCTGGGCGTCATCGGCGGGCCGTTCCACAAGTTGTGCGACTTTTTGGTCGCCGACAGCAAGGTTCCGGCGGGCGTGAAGGTGCCGCAGGCGGCGCTGCTGCACGCGCTGAAGGAAGCCGGCTGGCTGGACTGCGGGCGGCTGGCGTCGTCTGACTTCACCACCAAGCGACATATCTTCGCAGCACCGGAGATTGCGCGGGCTTATTCGAAATCCGACCTTCGCCGGATGGTGGAAAACATTGATACTCCCTCCGGTAAGGTGATAGACATCGGTCAACGGCGCACCCCAAACCAGCGCAGTTGATTGTGAAACCCCCGGCGTGCCTCACTGCGCCGGGGGTTTCTTTTTGTTTGGCCCTTGCAACAGAATGTTTGCACCCATAGTGTAACGCCATGACCGAGAAAGAAATCGAAGCGCACTTCGTGAAGCGCGTGAAGGCACTGGGCGGGTATAGCTACAAGTTTCGCAGCGTGACGCAGCGGGGCGTGGCTGACCGCATTGCCTGCCTGCCAAACGGCCAGACGTGGTTCGTGGAACTGAAGAAGCCCGGCGGGCGGCTGTCGCCGCTGCAAGAAATATTCGCCGAAAACATGGCCGAGATGAACCAGAACTACGCATTGCTGTGGTCGAAAGAGGACGTGGATGGTTGGGAAAGGAAAATAAAATGACAGTATACTACAATGAGATAGACCCATACGCCGCGCAATGGCTCAGGAACCTGATCGCGGCAGGACACTTGGCGAAAGGTGAAGTTGATGAGCGCAGTATCACGGAAATTCAACCTGATGACCTTCTTGGTTTCGACCAGTGTCACTTCTTCGCCGGGATTGGCGTCTGGGGCCACGCCCTGCGCCGAGCCGGATGGGCCGACGACCGCCCCGTCTGGACGGGAAGTTGCCCTTGCCAGCCGTTTAGCGCCGCAGGCAAGCAAGAAGGCTTCGCTGACGAGCGTCATCTCTGGCCCACCTGGTTCAATCTCATCCGCCAGTGCCGCCCTGCAATCGTCCTTGGCGAACAGGTTGCAAGCGCGCTCGACTGGCTCGATCTTGTATCAACTGACATGGAAAGCGCGGGCTACGCCTTTGGGGCGGCAGATTTGTGCGCTGCGGGCTTCGGCGGCGCGCACATCCGCCAGCGTCTTTATTTTGCAGGGCTGGCCAACGCCCCGCTCGACGGACGGCGACAAGGGGTCGAGGACGGCGGAAGGCTGCGAAGCGGAAATCGCGAGGAAGGGACGGCTGGACGATCTGCCATCAACAGCGACCTATCTGGCGGGCTGGCCGACGCCGACCACCAACGACAGCGTTCGCCAACCATCTCAAGACTTTGCAACGAAGAATATTACGCTGAACCACGGAGCAGTGTTAGCGGGCTGGCCGACGCCGAACACCATGACGGGCGGGCAGTCCAGCAGAAGCGGCGACCGGAAGGGCGAACCGCTGATGGGTGGGATTGTGCGGGGGCTGGCGGAAATGGCGGCGATGAGCGTATCGGGTTGGCCGACACCAAATGCGAGGGATTGGAAAGACGGCGCGGCTCCAAGTGTGATCAATTCAACTCGGACGGACAAACTTACTCACGCCGCCGCGCAGACGAACGGGGCAGCGCGCCTATGCTCGGACGGAACGCTGCTGACTGGCTCTACTGCCGGGATGACAAGTGGAGGCCGGTTGAACCCGGCACATTCCCGCTGGCTGATGCGGCTGCCAGCCGCGTGGGACGACTGCGCGCCTACGGAAACGGCCTTGACGCTGAAACGGCAACGCAGTTCGTAGCGGCGGTGATGGACTGCGCGCCATGAGACTGCGCCCTTACCAGGACGACGCCGCCGACTTTCTGTACGAGCGCGACCGCGCGATGATCTTGGCGCCGGTGGGCGCTGGCAAGACCGCGATCACGCTCACAGCCATGCAGGCGATGCTGAACGACGGTCTGGTCAAGCGGTGGCTGGTGGTCGCGCCCAAGCGCGTCTGCACGGACGTGTGGCCGGTCGAAGCCCCGAAGTGGTCTAGCATCACGCCGGCGCTGGCGGTCGGCACCCCGGCGCAGCGTAAAGCGGCGCTTGACAGTGGTGCGGCAGTGGTCGTGATCAACTACGACAACCTTGATAAGCTCAAAGATTTGTCAGGCTTTGACGGCGTCGTGTTCGACGAACTGACGCGGCTGAAGAACCCCAGCGGAAAGCGGTTCAAAGCACTGGAGAAACTTATGTCTACGATGGCAATACGGTGGGGTCTGACCGGGTCGTTCACGTCGAACGGCCTTGAGGATGTGTTCGGTCAGTGCAAGATCATTGACCAAGGCTTGCTGGGCCGTGCCAAGGGCGCGTTCCTCCAGCAGTACTTCCACTGCGTTAACCGCGACTTCGGCCGGTGGACGCCGGCGCCCGGCGCGCTGGAACAGGTCATGGAACGAATCAAGCCGGCGACGTTCGTGCTTGACCCAGGCGACTACAAGGACAAGTTGCCGCCGTGCCATGTCGTTGAGACGCGGGTCAACCTTGCGGATCGCGGGCCATACGAGAAGATGAAGCGCGACTACGTCGTCAAGTTTGGCGACGACCGCGTGATCGCCCAGAACGCCGCGTCGGTGACGACCAAGCTGCAACAGATGGCGTCAGGCTTCATCTACAACCGCGAGGGGCCGCTGCCGGTGCATTGGTTCAGCAGCCACAAGTTCGACCGGCTAGAGGAACTGCTGGACGAGAACCAGCGCGCCAACACCATCGTGGTGTACAACTACCAGGAGGAACTGGCCGAATTGCGCCGGCGCTTCCCGCACGCCCAGACCATCGAAGACAAGGACGTGATCGAACGGTGGAACGAGGGCAAGGTCGAACTGCTGCTGATCCACCCGAAGTCCGCCGGCCACGGCCTGAACCTTCAGCACGGCGGTTGCCACATGGTGTTCGTGTCGCTGCCGTGGTCGCTGGAGTTGTACGAGCAGACGGTCGGACGCCTGCACCGCGGCGGCCAGCCCCACGCGGTGTGGGTCTATGTGATGATTACCGAAAAAACAATTGACGAACGCATCTGGGCGGCCCTTCACGAAAAGCGTGCCGTGTCAGACATTGCGATGGAGGAACTGAAGAATGAACAAGGTTGATTGGCGGTCATTGGCCGCGACGCTCACATCCATGTCAGAGGACGAGGTCAAGCGCCTGCTGGACGACGAGATGGCAACACGCCGCCGCATCGGAATCGTGCGCCGCCTGCACCAGCGGTACGCCATGCTGCGTAATGCGCGGGAGCGCGCTGAACTGATGGCGAGGCTGGGCGCATGACGGACGCAGTCAATCCCGACCACTACAAGGTCGGCGGCATCCAGACGATTGACTACCTCCAGGCCAAGCTATCGCCAGAGGAGTTTGCCGGCTACTGCCGCGGCAACGCGCTGAAGTATCTAAGCCGCGCCGGGCATAAGGACGCCACGGTGCAGGAGATCGGCAAGGCTATCTGGTATTTGGAGTGCTGGCGGGACAGTCTGGCACAAACAGGAGAAAACCAATGATGATTGAAATCGACGCAGAGACGCTGGACGGTATCGCCCGCGCGTGGCTTGAGGAGACGCTGTCTATTTTGGAACAAATTTCCACACAGCGTTACATTCACCCGGACGATGCGGAGACCTACGCAGAGGACATCAAGGCCGTAAAACGATTGCTGGAATATATCGGGGTGTAACTACTTTGGGCAATCCCTATCGCACACACAAGCCCACTTAGAATTGTGTGCTTCGATTTCCTTCACCGTCTCAGCGGTGTCGGTCCGACTGTCATAACCAATAGGTTTGGCTATCCGGCAATAGTCACCGACGAGCGCGGTCGAACCTGTCACGCAGCCGGTCAAGACGAGCGGGATCGTCAGCATCCATAGCGACCTCTGCCTTAGCAACGTTTGCATCAAGTTGCTCCTGCGCGTCCTGACGCCCTTGCGTCCGCAACTTGGCGTTTCCCCATTCGGTAAAAACGCGGTCGAGCAGCGACAGCAAGAGCGTCAGGATTTTGATCACGCTTCGGGTTTTTCCGTCAGGAACATAGCGGCAACGCCAGCCAAACCTGCAACCGCAGCGGAGATCACCTGCCACTGCACATCCGTCAGACCCAGCGCCAGCGCGAGGCTGGCAACGCCGGCGTAGGTGCTAGGCTCTTTTAGCCGGTTTAAAGCCCAAGAAATCATGTTCATGTCACTCTCCTAACGGGTATTGCTTCCACGGTAGTTCCCAATGTGGGCCGTCTTTAAAGGTCTTCCAATCTCCGCCCCAAGTGATGGGGACGTTTTCATGCGCCGCAGCGGCCTTCACCACCTTGGCCAGCCGGTGGTACAGCGGCCAATCCCACGACACGCTGCCACCGATCATCGGTGCCAGATCGACGGCGTGGCCGGTCAGGTGGCGCGAATTGAGCGTTTTAGTGGCCTTTTGCGCCAGCAACTGCTTCTGCCGGTCCAAGTTGCGCCACCCCTCCAGCACGGTGAAATCCAGACTGGACAAGGCAGCGGCGCGGTGGACGACGCGCACCAAGTCAGGATGCACGTCCGTAAGGCGCGAGATAGACCGGGGATTAAGGACAATGCTCATTGCGTAGCGCCCATGCGTTTTCCGTACCGGAAGGTGTAATACCACAAGAGGTCGATCATAGACCAGCCTTTCTGCGCTTGTACGTCAGGAAGGCCGCGCCTTCTTGCACGTCCTCAAACACACTGACCGCCGGGGCAGCGCCGTCGCGCGGCGTGATGACCGTGACCACTGACTGTCCGCTGCGCTGTTCTGCGAACTGGCCCTTGAGCGCGTAGTCGTCAAACTCCTTATAGCCCTTGGCGCGCACCAGCGTGTAGCGCCGCCCGCCAGCAAACTCGCCCTGGCCGGTGCCAAACGTGTGCCGGTGGAACGCAGCGTAGATGTCGGCGTGTTCGTCGATCATCGCCGCCCGCTTCAGGCCGTGCAACTCGTTGTACATCGAGTGGCCCTTGAAGTCGTGCCGCGCCCAGACCCGGGTGATACCGCCGCACGGCGAAACCAGTTGCAGCTTGGCGTCCCAGTCGCGCATCAGGATGCGTTCGGTGTTCATGCCGTCGAAGATTCTTTTGCCGTAGTTCCAGGTGTCGTGGTTGCCCAGAATCCACACCAGCCAGTTGACGCCCAGATGCTTCAGCGCCCACTCGACCAGTTCCCAGCCTTCTGACACCGTGGCGGATTGTTCGCCGTACAGGCGCTCCAACTTACCCACCCAGTTGTTGATGCTATCCCCACCGTTGGCGCCGTACAGCCCTTGGGTTTCAGCGCAGATGGTGGCGTCACGCTCGAAGCCGACCAGATCGCAGTACGGATCGTCGAGGTGCGGATCGCCAAACCAGCAGATGGCGTAAGGCCCTTTGATCGGTATCCGCACGGTCTGCCAAGCTTGCGCCTGCGCGTGTGCGATCCGCAGCGCGTTGCGCTTCTTCATCAACGCCAGCCGCTCTGCGAACGGCAGATCAAACGGCGGCAGTGGGTCTGCCTTGGGCGTGTCGAACGATAAAACAGCGGCTGTCCGCGCCGCATGACGGCGGCAGGCGTTCTGCACAGCCGCCCGGCTCATCCCCAAGGCGAGGGCGGCCATGTTCTGACTACCATGCTCGACCGCAGCAGCCGCTATTTTAGCATCTTGTTCTGGATCAACGTCGTACTGATTGACTGCCATACATCACCCTCAGAGCAGTCTTTCAGACCGCGGTGGTTAGCTGATCTTCATTACGATAGTGACCAGCAGCATGATGATCGTACCCGCCGCGCCCACGCCGATGTTCTCCAAGCGTTTCAATCGCGCGCAGATGCCTTCATAACGCAGAGCGCACACTTCCTCATGCGTGTTCAGCCGCGCTTCGGTCTGGTCGATGGTCGTCACGGCGTACTTTCCTTGGTTATAGCGGCGGAAGACCCATAGAGGCGCGTTTGTTTGGGTCTTTAATGTCTGGGCGCAGCGTCACGGTAATACCGCCGCTACCGCGAACAGCTTCTTGCCCTGCCGCAGCGGCCAAAGGCGCGAAAGGAATCTGACGAGCGGGTGTCCCTCTGGCTTGTGACCCCATAGCGTTTACGCGATTCAATGCCATGCGGTTAGCCGCAGCTTTGGACACCAGACCCGTAGCACCTAGACCGACACCGAGCGCGCCCAGAGCGGGTTGGCCAGCGTAAATAGCCCCGCCAGTGCCAGCCCCGAGCACGTAATTCATTACGTTTTTGGCGTCTAAAGAAGGCGCAAAACTGCCCAAACCTTGCAGCGTGGAAAGACCACCTCTGCCTTGAGCCAAGTTTCTGACTTGTGCCTGAAGATTTGGGTCTAGCCCGCGCATACGGTTGGGGTTGTTTGCAATAGAACGGGCCTGCGCTTGCAAAGACTTGGAGTTTAAACCTTGCGCGGAGTTGGTAGCGCGTTCGACCATAGTATCAAAAACGTCAGCTTGGCTCATTTGCCGCCATGCTCGACGGGCTTCTCTAATAGCGGTGGCCGCACCCGGCGCGTTTCCAGATACAACGGCGTTAGCCGGCGGTGCATCAACGAACCTGTCAATCTGGTTAATGATCGTGCCAACTAATCGGCGCTGATCTCTGTCAGGTGTGTTGGCCGCTGTCCGCGCGAGGCGGCGCAACAGTTCAAGTTCTGAAAACGAAATCGGCGTTCCCGATGTTAAGGCGTTTTGCCCGGCTGTTTCTATGGCTGTCAGCACCGTCGCTACACGCGGGTGTAGACCTGGATGAAACTGAACTCTTGGGTGCGTTGATAGCGATGTAAGAATATTCGCGCCGAGATTAGTGATTGATGTAGGTTCAAACTGCACGCCCGCTTGTTCGGCGTTGGCGTAAGCCGTTCTTGCTCTGTCAACCAACTGTTGCTGTGTGACCGCTGCCGGGCGCGGTGTTGCAGCAGCGCCTGCCAACCCGCCAGCACCCAGCGACAAAGCCGCAAGCGCCAGCGGGTCAGTTACGCCGCCGTATTCGCGCGCCGCTGCTGGAACACCGCCAGCCGCCGCGCCAGCCGCAGTCTGTGCCAGCGGCGCTTGGGCCATCGCCTGCATGACGTTCCGAGCAACGCCGGGGGCCGCGCGGGATGCCATAGTGCCTAGTGCCGAAGCGCCGCTCAACGCGCCTGCCGCGCCTTCAGCGGTGCGAAACAGCACTTCCTGACCCGGCGTTTGCGGCGCGCGCCCCACGCCTACGTTTTGAAGTTGTGAGCGAATGATTTCTGATGGCAGACGAACGCGCGCGCCATTAAACAGCGGCGTGGCGGCGTTGTAAAGGCCGGTGCCAAGATCAGCCAAACCCAACGACAAAACGCCGCCAGCAGCACCCAGCGGAGCGCCGACACCAAAAGGCGCGCCCGCCATTGCACCCATGCCGGCAATAGTTGCGTATGGCGAAACCGCGCCAGAAACAACGCCGGCCAACTGGGCCGCCGATGCGTCGGGTGCAGGCGGCGCGGCTTTGGTGCGCGGCATTGTTTTTTCAACAGTACCCAGCCCTGCGTAAGGGTCTGCGCCGCCCTGTTCGTAAGTGCCTAGCCCGGCGTAAGGATCGTTCTGTTTCATGGCCGGGTCATGACCTTTCCGTTGTCCGCGCGTCTCCAACGCTTGATGCTAGGGTTGGCCCGTACCTGTTCCGGCGTCAAAGTTGGAATTACCGGCGTCTGGCGACCGGCAGATGTAACAGGCGTTTGAACGCCACCGGTGCCGTACAGTTGTTCCAACGTGTCGATCTGGCTGATTACACTTTCGTAGCCCTGCGTTGGATCGGTCAGCGCGTCTAGCGTCAGTTGCAATTCGACGTTCGAGTTCATTTCCTGTGCGGACATACCGGCAGCGGTTTTGATTGCCGTGGCCAGCAGTTTACGCGCGCCGGTAATTTCGTTCAGCGACTTGTTGGCCGAGGTGCCGAGCGCGCGCTGGATTTCACGTCCCGTCCCTGTCGTGGATAGATAGTCAAATACGTTTGCAAACGCGCCGCGCTCATCTGACACAATTGATTCGGCTTTGTTCAGCGTCTCGTATGCGTTGCGAATTTTTTGCAGCAGCGTAGACACCTGAAGTTTGGCCGACAACTTCTTGGCCTGTTCTGCTTTAAGCTCCGCAGCCTTAGTAGCCGTAGTGGTAGCCGACGCGACCGCAGCCGCTTCAATAGGTGTCGGACGCCCTGCCGCTGCTTCTGCGCGAACGCGATCAAGCGGCACGCTGGCCGACCCAGGCATCGGCGACACCATCGGCGGTTTACCGCGCGCTGTCTGGCCCGTAGCCACATATGCGTTCGGGTCGAACTGAACTTGCTGCGCCAGCGGCGCGCCGCCATCTGGACGGTAGACGGCGCTACGCATACCGTCGCTTGGCGTCACTTGGATACCGTTGACCTGAATGAACCGGTCAACCGCTTCCGGCGGCACCATAGCTTTAATTTGCTCGACCGTGCCTGCGTCAATCCGTTTGGTTCCTTGAGCTTCAGTCAAGGACTTTGCCAACGCGGCAGCCGGGTCTGCGCCTTGATCTGGCGAGAACGCCGCAGGACGGAACATACCCCCGGCTGCGGGCGCAGGCGCGGTAGCGGGCGGTGCGGGCGGTGCGGACGTTGCTGGTGGCGTTGCGGGCGCGGCGGTAGGCGGGGCGCCGCCGGCGCGCAACTTGTACCCTGGAAGTTCAAACACACCAGTGTTTTTGCCGTAACCTCCGGTAACCGTAACCGCGTAATCTCCGTTTTCTAACTGCACGACTTCGGTTTCCAACGGGCCAAACGTAGCTTTGAAATTGTCGCCGACGCTGCCGACCATTTTGAGCAACTCGTTGCGATCAAATTTTTCCGGCGGCAAATTGGTTCGAAACATTGCCGCAAACTGCGGCGCGTCTTTATCCATGTCACGCAGCAAAAGTTCGTACCCAGCAGCGTTCATGGTCTGGCCGGCGCGCTTAGTATAGAAATCAATTTTCTTACCGTTGTTGTCGATCTGCGCCTGCGTAATGTCGCGTTCTTCTTTTGCCCGCGCCAACTCCAGAGTCTGCTGCTGCGCCGCTGCCTGACGTTCAGCAGCGCGCTGCTGCGACATTATGTTGATCATCTGCGCGCCTTGCTGGATCGCAGGCGCCAAGAAGTTGCCTTGCGGTGCGCGGGCCTGAAGGGCGATTGCTTGGTTAGCCATTGTCCGTCCTCAGTTAGCCAAAATCGCTATATACGGTTTTCGGGGGGTTCTTCGCCATAGCGTTGTAATAGCCGACCTGTGCGTTCAACAGCGGGTACGACGCCGCCGCTTGGCCGATACTACCCAACGCCCCACTGAGCGCGTTAGCCTGACCGACGTAACCAGACGCGCGGGCCTGCCCGGCACCCAAAATGTTAGCCTGCTGGTTCTGGCTCGACTGACCGACGTTACCCGTCATGACGTTGGTTGCCGACTGGCCAGAACCCATCAGCGACTGAAGCGGGTTCAGGCGCGCGCTGCGCTCGATCTGGTAGCGGTTGAAGGCGTTGCCGTATTCTTGGCTGGCCGATTCCTGCCCGAACCGCTGGATGCCCTTTAACGTGGGGCCTGACTGCAATAGGCCGCGGGCTGCGGCGCTGCGCTCCAGCGCCTTCATACCCTCCGATTGGCGGAAGGCGTAGCCTGGGTCTTGCTCAAACTGCTCCATGCCAAACGGCTTGGCTAGACTGCCGTAGTCCGCCGCCGACTTATCACCGCCGACACCCAGCAACTGCATGATCTGCTCTTGCGCGGTCAGGCCAGCTTGGCGGAACGGTTCTTGCAGCCCGATCTGGCGCTCCAACATCCGTTCGTTGGCGGCCTGTGCGTCACGCGACGCCTGCTCCTGCACGCGGGCGGCCTTCTTGGCCCCACCGGCTGCGATTGCGCCGCTGCCGATTGCGGCTACCCCAGAAATTGCTGCTGCTGCTGCCAAACCCATATTAATGCTCCGTCAATTGCATACGGTAGACATGGCTGTAATCTAGCGCACCCAAACGCTTATATAACATGGAAAGTCTAGGGCCGGAACCCCGTTGACCGGCTTCCAAAAACACCTCGTCTACACCGCGTTTTTTTAAATCCCGCAACGCTGCACGCTGCAATTTTAAGCCAAGACCGGGGAATGTTGGGTCGGCATAAAAGGTTGTGTGCGTAGCTGTCGTCAAGTTTTCAGCCGCCATTGACGGCGCAATGAGCGTCATCAGATAGCCAAACATACGCCCATTGCAGCGGGCGGTCATAATCTGCATGGCCCCTGCGTCGTAGATGCGCTGCATCATCCCAAGGTTCTTGTTCTGCCAGTTACCTGGCGGCTCACCAACAGCGACCAGATGGTCGTCAAACAGCTTCGCCGCGCCGTCTAGCCAATCATCAAAAGTTTCTGTTTGGAACGTAATACCTTCAGGTTCTACAGGTTTACGGGTGGCCATAGCCGCAAGCGTTTGGTGCTTTGCAATGGCAGCTACCTTTTCCAGCGCCGGCGAATATGCGTGTGCGTACCGCATTAGCGCGGGCATATCTATCTGGATGTTCATCGGCGCCAACCGCGCCCAATGGTTGTGGTCGTGCGCGTGAGGAAGGCAATGTTCGAACGCAGCGGCGCAGGCCGTCTCATCGTTTAGATCGTCAAAGTTGACCGAAAGGACGTTAGCACACCGTGCTTCAATCTGGTCTAGCTTACGGTCTAGTTTGATTATGGTCTGTTCAAGCACGGCGCGGTCAAAAGCCAACCCCAGCAGACGCATCAAGCTATCCACCACTTCACTAACCGGGCGGCGCACGATCAAGATGCGCGCGTCGGGTGCAAAACGATCTAGCAGACGCCACCACGGCGCGGCGGCTGTCTCTGCGGTGCCGATGTTAGGCTGTGAAAACCACGCCGTCACGTCGTCAAGACTGCGTGCGCGGCGTAGTTCTTCATGCCCACACACCCAATCGCCGTATGTCAAAAACCGCGACAGCCACGCCGTGCGCGATCTAGGCAATGCAAAGACAACGAATGGTGGCATCAGCTAATCTCACGTCCTGACGCGCGGATGTTGATCGTCAGCGGCGCGGACGCCAGCGTCGAGATGAACCCGTTTGAGTTCAGGATGTGGCCGACCAGTTCCGGGAACGTGTAGGTTTCAGACGGCTGGAGCGTCTTGGTCTTCACGATCAAGTTCTGCGTGCCAGATGTGTCGGCTGCCGTCACCAGGTTGACGCTGATCGACGCCGCAACCGCGCCGTAGTTGGTGGCCGTGAACTTGTCGATGATCGTCGTCACGTTGGTCGCAGTGTACTGCGTGGACTGCGTGTCTTCGGCGACCTTGGCTGGGATCAGGGCTTTGGCGGTAACAGACATGGCCTATCCTTATACTGCTTCGGCTTCTAGATTGATGTCTGCCGACGCCAAAATGGTGGTGGTGCCGATACGCCGGATGCCAACATCAATCGTCGCGTATTTAAGGGTGGTGGTGCTGACCAGCCAATTGCGCGTCGATGTCAGCGCCAGCCAAGTGTCGGTAGCCGAACTGCCGGCGCTCAACGACCCTGACACCAAGCTGGCGTACACTTCGTAGTTGGCTGCTTGGCCCGCCGGAATGCACCAAGCGTATAACAGTGTGGCCAACCCACCGTTGACAATCTCAAACGCATTGCCGCTGCTGTTAAGCTGGTACTGCGCCGACGCAGTGCCGCCGATATTGATGCCTGTGATCGTTACGGGGTTGACCGTGATGGTCACGGCAGACGCCGCCCCACCCGACGTACCCAGCAAGGACAATACCGCGCCGCTCATCAGGTCAGCCCCGCGCCAGTGATGACCCACACGGTCGTGTCCACCTTGACGCACGTCGCCAGGCCGTAGTTGGCCAGCGCCCGGGTGCCGGTGTTTGTCGTGCCAGCCTGACGCAGCGTGTCGGTCGTGATGGCGATGTTCTGGCTGCTGCCGCTGTTGTTGTAGATGACGACCGTTGCGCCAATCGGGAACGCCGCTGCGCTGTTGGCCGGGATCGTAATGCCGCCGGTGGTGATTGAGATGTGCTTGCCGTTGTCAGTCAGCGCCAGTTGGTAGGCTGCCGTCTGGGCGTTCTGCGGTGCGCCGCGGTAGCCGATGCTCTCAGCGCCGACCGTGCCAGTGGCCACAATTGCCACGCTTTGCCGCAGCGACGTGATGTCGGTGTTTGCCCCACTTGCCGCCGCGCCAAGGGCGGTGCGCGCGTTGGCCGCCGTGGTTGAGCCTGTGCCGCCGTTGACGACCGCAACGACGCCAGTGACGTTGGACGCGGTGCCAGTGGTGTTGCCGTTGAAGGTCACGCCCGCCCCGATGGTGCCGCCGGTGATGGCCACTGCGTTGGCGTTCTGGAGCGCCATCGACCCAACTGTAGCGATGTTGTCCACTGACCAGATCAAAGCGTCAGCCGAATCAGCCAGCACAACTTTGTACGAGGTGCCGGTGGTGTACCAGATGTTGGCCTCGCCGCGGGAGTCCAAGATCACCGGGTTGGTGTTGGCCACCGTGCCAGCGCCGGTCGTGTAGGTTGCCAGCGGCGTGGTCGTGCCGGCGGCGTAAGTGTAGACCCTGCCACCAACCAACGGCGCACCAGAGGCGTCCAGAAACTGCGCTTTGGGCGAGGGAGAAAGAACGGCCATTAGTAGCCCCCATCTGAGCTAATGTTGTTGGTCACGGTGAGGATGACCGAAGGAACGGACGGATGCACGGCGGACGCAGCTTCTGCCAGAAGGATAACCGATGTGTCGTCCACTTCCCACATCAATTCGATATAATCTCCGGCGTTCAACTGAATGATGTAATTCCACGCCGCAAGAACTTCTGCGTTGTTACCTTGTATGCGGATTTGGCCGGCGCTGTCCGGCACGTTTACCCCGTTCTTACGCAGCCAAATCCAGACCAACCCGACACCGCCCGATGTTTTATCAACTTGCGCGGAGAATTGCACGTTGTAGACGTTCAGCGTGTCAACGTAGATGCGCGAGGTAGGTGTGCCGCGGGTGACACCAGACGACAGATCAACCGTGTTGAACGTCATTGCGTAGGCGGTGTTTATAGCTGCTGCCGTCTGCGTGGTGGTGTCGTAAAACGAGCCGTAGCGGCGGCGGGGCAACTGCGGTGTGTATGGCGGTGACACGGACAGGTTCTGGATTTCGGTCTGCAAGACCGCAATGCCCATGTCCGTCCCGGCGTCAGGGCCAAGTTGCAAGTCTTGCAGCGTGAAGTCGTTCTGCCCGCTGCCGGTCAGCCGGAACAGGCTTTCAAAAAACCGGAACCACTCACGGCTGACCAACCCTGTGTTTGGGTCAACCATTTGCACACGCGGCGGTGTGATGTTGGTGATGTTGACGGCGTTAGGCATTGGTGCCGCTCAACATCAGTTCGGCGTCAATGATGACCATCTTAACCGGGTCGGTGCCCGACAACTCGTACACGCGGTCGCGCAGTTTCATCGTCATGCCCAGGCGGCGCCAGATGGCGCGCTGGCCGTATTCGCCGATCCTGCCGATGGATCGCCAATGTTCGTTCGACCATGTGTGGCCGCCGTCGTCCGACCAGCGCAGCATGACCTCCGGATCGGCGCCCTGCACGCGCGTTATGGTATCTGAAACCGCATCAATGTAGTCGCCTGATTCCGTGATGATAAGATCGTCGTTTTCAGTCAGCAGCAATTCAGAGAAAACATCAAACGGAGCATAGCCAGACAGGCCCACGCCGGACTCAAACATGATCTGGAGGCTGTGCTGCGCCGTGCGCTTCAGGTTGTTCTGACCGGTTGGCAGCGCCCGCCACGACCGCAGCCACTTCTGCGGCGTGCCGTTGTCGGCGTAGGTCGTCAGGTCGAAGGTGTAGATGTTGGCGTTCAGGTGATCGCCGATGACGATGTTGCCAAGGAAGTTGCACTGGTTGTTGCCGCGGTGGCGCGAGAACACGCCTTGGTTGAAATAGGCCCGCTCATGCCAAGCCCCGGTGGCGACGTCCAGCACCCACGTCGTGTTGCCCGAGGGGAAGTTCAGGACGTAGAAGGCGTGGCCGTCCTGCTGGTAGGTGTAAGCCACCGCGTCGGACATATTGCTATACTGCTGGATTTGCCACTCAACCGCGTGCGTGGACACGCGCTGGCCGACGTAGCCGTTTGCCCGGTAGACGATACCCTGGCCGCGCGCGTCAGCGCCTAGCCAGAACACACCGTTGTCCACCTTGGCGATGGAGTAGGGTGCGACGCAGCCGATCTCGTTGAACGCGCCTTGGATGCGGGCCAGCGGAAAGTCTGCCGTGCCGGCGTTGTACCAGACTTCGGCGCTGTCCGTGCCGAACACCCAGACTTCGCGGTGGTCAACAATCAAACCGACGATGCCGTCTGGCGATCCTTCGGCGCTGACAAAATCCAGCGGGTCGATCTGCGTGCCGTCCAGCAAGCTGGTAACGTACAGCCGCTGGCTGTTGGGCGGGTTGAACACGAAATAGCCGTCAAGATAGCCGACCGTCACCGCGCCGGGGAAGTCAGGATCGGTGACTTGCACAAACGTGTTGGTGGATTCGGTGTAGACGAAGGCGTCTGGGTTGCACGCGAAGATGATCTGGTCGCCGTTGTCGGCGATGGACACCGGCCCGGTGCCATTGACCGCCCCTAGTAGAACCGGCGTGCCGGTCAGCGAGGACAGTTTGTAGACCTCGTTGCCCGACACGACGAAGAAGTCAGAACCTTGCGTCTGGTGCGCCCACAGCCCGCGGATCGGCCCGGTGCCAACGGCCTGCTGTAGCTTCAGCCCAGGCGCGCGGTTGAGGAACGCAGGCATCTGCCCACCCTCTGGCACAACCTCTGGAAAGAGATTGACCATGCGCGCGTCCGCAGCGTTGATGCTGCGGGCGACATAGCTTGAGCCGAGGATGGGCGACTTCATACCGGTTATGCGATCCAGGGCAGCGGCGGGCTTACGACAGGCGGGTTAATCTGCCCAGCGATCTGTTGAGCAACATTGGCTTCGTAGGCGGCAACCGGCTCATCACCCAGCGCGCTCTTGACCCAGCCGACCACCTGATCTTGCGTCAGGTCAGCGTAGGGCGTGAACGGCGCATCGGGGTCAATTATTACCCCGACGGAACCATATGCGCTGCCGGTGTGGGTGCCATCCGTGCCGGTCAGCGTCCAGTGAACGGTAAAGACCACATCGGTCTTGCCGTCACGTTCGGGGTAGGCGTCCATCTGGACAACGGCCCAAGTGTTGGTAATCATGATTCAATCTCCTTTAGGTGTAAGCAAACGAAACTTGGCCACGCGCGCCTGCGCCAGAAGTAACAATCCCCTCATCAGGTCCACCACCACAACCCCCACCCCCTGGGGCTATACCATCGACGGAAGAAGTAGTGCCTCCTGCTGCGCCACTTGCTCCGGCACCCCCAGCGCCAAGATCGGGAACTCCAGAAGCGCTACCCGCAGTGCCTGTAGTATTAGTATCGCCGCCCGTAGCCGTGCCACCAGCGCCGCCACTACTTGTAGAGCCACCGTTTCCGCCATTGGCGGCCATGCTTACGGAGCCACCTGAAACGCTACCCACTACGATTGAGGTAAGACCTGTGCTCCCGGTGCCGGTAGTGGTACGCCCTCCCCTCGTACCGCCCACCGTGTAGATCATGGAATTGCCGCCGACCACCGCAATAGTCTTGACAGAGCGAGCGCCGCCGCCACCACCGCCGCCTTGCGCGCTGCTGTTAAAACCCCCAGCGCCGCCTCCGCCGTCCAGGGTAATAACAACTTGCGTAGCGCCACTAGGCACTGTTTCGGTAGCAGAGGTGCCAGACGTGTATGTGTTTGTGACGGGGGTGAAGCCTGTGTTCCCAACCGACCCAAGCAGCGCCATTTGGATGCCGCTCATTAGCTAACCCCCGCACCAGAAATAACCGCCTCAGTTGCGCTGTTAAACCAGACAGTAGCCATGCCGCGCGCAGCTAGTGTGCGATTGCCAGTATTAGCAGTGCCAGCCTGTCGGAGTGTGGTCACGCCAGCCGTAATCGTAATAGCCGAAGCACTATCGTTGTAGATAGAGAGAGCATCACCAGCAGCAAAGGTGCTGTTTGGAATCGTAATGCCTGCAGTAACCGCAATGCACTTGCCAACGTCCGCTACAACAGCGGTGGTAGTAGTCGTAGAACGAGGGATGCTGCGGTAACCAATGGTGACGCCGTCGATGGTCGCTGTTGTGGCTACCGATGTGACGCTACCGCTCAGTGTGATGTTGCCGGCGCTGGTAACTGTACCGGAAAGAGACAGGCCGTTAGTCGAACCAGTGCCGCTAA